TACAAATTTATATTGGTTTACTACTGCCATTAATCTAAAAAGAAACTTCTAGCTTCTATCTCCTGTTTTAATTCTTCCTGAAATGTTGTGTTAAGTTTCTCAAGAACTGCATCTAAATCTCTAACTAAAGACTGTGCTACGTCTTCCTCGTACTCTGAACTTGCTCTAGTTAATGATTGTACTATCTTAGCCATTATAAACTTGCAATGCCTCCTCTTCTTGCATGAAAAGATTGTCCAAAAGAAGCTGTTCCCATACCACCTTTAGAATTATCTTTACCACTTTTACTACCAGTACTACCCGTGCTACCATTATTGTTGTTGTTATCACCGCCTTGATAATCAGGACCTGAATAAATTGTGCCATCAATTTCTACAGCACCTGCACTACTATCTAATAACGCTTCTTCATAGTTTCCGTAATCTTTTCCAGAAATTATTCGATCTGTAATTTTATCTAATCTTTTATTTGCTATTCGTTCCTGTCGAGCTGCTTCATAAGCAGCTTGTGTATCATAACCTGTAAGTTGTTTTCTATATTTATTACCTAACATTGCTAAACCTGCTATTCCAGCAAAAGGTAGTAAAGAAGAACCTGCACCTTTCATTAAAGTATTTGCTCCTAACCTTAATCCTGCTCTTTTAAACATATTTGTTAAACTACCAGGAGAAAAAGCTTGATTAATTCCACCACCTGTTAGTATGTCTATTTCTGTGGTGTTTTTTGGAGCAGCTATACCTAATTTTTCATAAGCTATTTCTAAAGCTTTGTTCATACCATATTGTTTTGCTAATGGTATTGCTATAGCCATTACTAATTGTTCCATTATCGTCTTCCTCCTGTTTGTATATCTAACCTAAAAGTTCCTAGTTTCCAACTGGTATCTACTGCCGTATTAGATATTGTAAGAGCTATAGCTCTACCTCTAGCTCGTGTGTCTACTTTATCTGTTGTAGAAGATACTGTAAACGGACCTAACGATGAGCTTGCAGCTGTGTCGTTTGGATAATTTCTTAAATCTAATTGTACAATAGCGTTTCCTTGTTGTGCTATAAAGTCTGGTATAATTCTACTAACTCTCATTATGTTTTCTCCATCACCTCTAAGATCACCTAAGTTAGTTGCAGCTCCTCTAATAACTTTTTGTGTAATATCATAATCACCAGATGTAATATTAGCTGGAATTGCAACAGCCGTAGTTGCTGCTTCTTGTTGATTAACTCCTGTTTCGTGTTCAAAATAAACTGTGCTTCCATCTGTATTACCTCTGACATCAAAAGAAGTGTCAACTCCTGCGCTGTATCTTGTTGCATGTGGTAAACCAAATACAGAAGAATCTTCCCATGTTGTTCTAGGAAATAAAGAACTTGCATTAGTAAACCATATAGGTCTTTTAGCTGTTGAATCTAGATAACTATATGTAACTGATCTAGTGTTAACATTAGATGTAGATGTTGGATAAAACCAAGTAATCTCACCAAACAAATTATTAATACCACAATAAACTAATTGATTTGATGTAGTGTTAAGATCATCATAAACATAGTCTTCAACTAAACAATCCATAGATTCTAATTTACCTGTGTATCTAAAGAAACCATTATCAGACATCCAGTACGCAGCACCATCAACCTCTACTGCTGCATTCATACCAATCAATCCACAGTTAGTACCAACCTGTTCAAAGGCAAAAGTAAATGGAGTTCCAACAAATCTCATAGTAAATAAAGAAGTATCACTCCAAACATAGATAGCATTTCTACCTAGTTTAGCACCCATGATCCGTGATCCGGCGGCCAGTCTTTGTGTACCAGCACTATTTTCTGCGGTAGGTGTGTAATCTGTAATATCTTCTTGAGACGAGAATCTAATAAACATATCGTCTTGTGTAGTCTTATCACCAATCGTTGTTTCTGTTCCAAAAAAAACTAAGTGACGGTCAGGTGTAGAGACTAACATATCACGTGAAGCTGTTGGTGCACCTGATATAATAGTTGCTCTTGTTGCTGTAGCATCCGCTGCATCACCGTCCCATTCAAAACATTCTCCATTATGTATCAACGCTATAAGAGTTGATCCTAAATTGTCCAAAGACCATAATCCTGGATCTGTTACTTGGTCAGTATTAGCTGCTGGTGATCCCCATCCAGTAAAACCAGATGAATTAGTTACTGTTGCACCATTAGAATGAGTAGTAGCTGTTGATCCTCTAGCTCCTCTTCCTATACCCGTTAGTTTATTTCCAGAAATACCTGTATATGATATTTCTTCTGTTCCTATCGTAACATGGTTTGTACCTGTAGACGGAAATCCTGTTGTATTCGTTAATGTAATTTCTGTAGCAGAACCATTGTTTCCGCCTGATGTAGCACTAATGGCTCCGTTCAATGTATTAGTTAATGCACCTAATAAATTACCACCCCATAATGCAATACCCCAACCAAAAGATCCTATTTGTTCAGCTGGACCTACATGATAATATTGATAGTATTTAACACTACCTGATGTGGTTGCACCAGAACCGGTCTCATTATTATCCATAGTAATAGTTAAAGTTGTAGGGGTTGGTACACTTGTTACCATATATTTTATGTCATCAAAATCTGCAGCACTATAATTAGAATTAGTTGCAGCTGAAAAATCACTAAATGTGATAATGTCTCCTGCTACAAAAGTATGTGTTCCTGGAAATGTAATAGTAACTGTTGGAGATCCATTGGTAGTTGTAAAACAATTAGATAAAGTTGTACCTGATGGATTAACTAGTGGGTGTATATCATAATATACTCCACCAGAATATACATATAAAATTCTGTTTGTGCCTATAGCTGCAAATTTAGTAGATGCTTTATTTACAAAATGATGCAATCCTCTTGCAACCCCTGTAAGTTTTGATTCACCTAGTTGTTGCCAACCACCTATCTTTTCAGGTGTACCATATCTAAAACGTACATTTTCTCCATCTATCCATTGAGACTCTGCACCTGTTGATGTGACTTGTTTATTGAACCCTGGTAAAAAACCTAATTTTTGTAACATATAACTCCATTTATGTATTCCTTATTGGTGGAATACCTAACATCGGCCTTCTGTCGAACCTGTTCTTTTCAGCAAAAGGACCATTTACATGGTTATAATGAAGAAACACTTGTCCGCAAGTAGTTCCTTTAAAAGGTTCTCTCCAATGCTCTAATTCACATCCACTATATACCAGCATATCGCCTACTTCAAGCAGGACTTTTGTGCCTTTTGGAGCGTCGGGTTTATGTATTTTTTTGTATTCATCTATAACAGAATTAGCACCTGTGCCATCTATAAAGATAGGCCAAGGATCACCACCTAAATGCACAGTAGTAGATATTTCACAACTAGGTCTATCTTTATGTCTTTTTAATTCATCGCCGTGCTTATATAATCTAGCGTAGGAATAAGTAGGACATAGTTCTAAGCCGGTTTCTTTTTGCATTACTGGTAATACTTTAACAAGTAAAGTCTCCATTACATTATCAGCATAATGTGAGTATGTATTTGGAATTTGTTGATCAGTCCATGTACCAAACATACCGTTGTCATAAGTTATGTTATTGTCATACATAAATTTAACTGCATCTCGTTTAAGCAAGAAATAGTTAAATATAAAGTTAGCTAACTCATAGCTTACTGCACCTTTGATTACTTGATATTTATTGAAAGCCATCTTGTATAAAATTAAAACTTACTGATATTCGTATATTGTTAGATTCATTAGGTTCAACTGAATGCCATAACCAAGAAGGAAACATAATTATTCTATTTACTTTTGCATCCAAATGAACTTCTCTCCATAAATGTTCAGGAGGTTGTCCATTAATTCTTGCAGGCATATTAGATTGTATACCAGGTCTTGGGTCATATAAAACTATTTTACCACAATTAGGTTCCGCTTGTACATAATACACACCACTAAATAAACTGTTAGGATGTATATGAGGTTTATTATATCCACCTTTGTAATTTATATTAGCCCACATATTACCTAATCTTGGTTGTCTATCTAACCATTCTTGTTTAAATATTTCATGTTGCATTTTAAATAACTCATCTACTAAAAGTTTAAATTGTGGCATTTCATGCATATTGGTTTGACTATGCCAACCATTAACATTTGTTTTTTTAACACCTTCATCTTGTTTAGACCAAGCAACAATGTCATTAGCTAGTTGTTGATTATTTAGTTTAACATCTTCAGCATGTATAAGTGTTGGGAAAAATCCTTGGGTTATCATCTAAACGGTTTACCTCCAAACCAACAAACTAAAGATTGTCTTATTCCTTTTCTTACAGGATTAACTCTGTGATTTAAAAATGATGCAAATATAATTGCATGACCTTGTTTAAGTTCTGCAAATTTACCTGGTGCCATTAGTTCTAAATCTCCACCTTCAAACTCTGATGGATCATTTAATAATAATGTCATTGATATTTTTCGCACCGGTGGTTCGTGTTCCATGTTCACATCACAATCCATATGCCAATCATAGAATCCACCTTCTGGATATTCTGTAAACTGTGCATTTTCTGATACCTGTATGTCACCAAAACCAAAATGATTTTCATTGGCTGTTTGTATAAAATTATTAAGGTCACGATACATGTGTCCCATTTCATTAAAAGGTATCCACGATATTGTTGTAACTCTTTTCTTAGTATCTGTTCCACCACCTGGTTTACCCATACCTACTTGTGCTGCTTGCGGTGGTTGACGTCTACCAGATTCTATAATCTGTCTACATTGATCAGGTGTGAATAAAGGTGTGGTAGTTTGAACTATCCAACTTTTCCATTTAGGTTCTTTGATGTGTCTGTTTTCGTACATTAACTTACTCCTCTATTTCTAATTGGGTCATACTGCACATCCATATTTGCAGCAAGTGTTCTTCTATATCCTGGTCCATTAAATGGATAAACGCAATGTCTTATGTCATATGGAAAGATATAAAAATCTCGTTCTTTAATATCTGGTTGATAATCTACATTTGCAAAATGTCCGTTAGCTGAACCTAGTATCTGAAGTTTACCATTTTGCGGCGACTCTGCTGCAGAGTATTCTACACCATAAGACTCAGGTAATTTTAAAATCATAACAGAGGATAGACCTGTAAACAATGATCCTTGGTGCACGTGCACTGGATTGTATTCATGTTCAAACATAGTATTAATCCACACAGAATTAAAATGTAAATCATATTGTTTAACTTTATTCCATTCTAAATAATGTCTAAACTTTAATTCAAACCATTGTAATACATTATTAGGTAAATGATTATGTCTAGTCATTTTAGGACTGTCTTCACCATTAAAAAATAAACTATGTTCTTTTTCAATTTTACCAACTAATTGTTTATTAGCAGGTTTTAATTCAGGATACTTTGTTTCGTAAATATGATTAATTGTATTATATACATCCAAAGGCACTTGATACTTTAATACCGACTGACCTAAAAATATAAAACTAAAATCTGATGTGTCCATATTTCTGTCTTATCCTTTCTGGAATTTTATTTATATAAGGATTGGTTTTCTTTCTAACTACTGATCTTATGTTATGCATATTCTTTCCTACGATAGTATCGTTATATTTTATACCATTAACTTCTACTTGTTTCAAGTCTTGAAAGCTATGCTTAAATGGTTTGATACCTAAAAATTGATATAGATCAATAAATGTTTTTTCTGGATTAGCTACCATATCATCGTATTTTATATAATAACATATATCTTTATAGTTATATGAATTTTTTATAGCTTCTAAATCTTTTGCAATAGCACCATCTTTATTCATAATCATACTTAATTTTTCATCATCGTTTTTACAATCAAATCTATTAGGAAATGCATCAGGGTTTTCTGTGTACCACTGCATATAACTAGCTAGCACATCCATTAAATCTCTAAGTATCACTATACATTTAAAAGGTCGTTTAAAATGTTTTTGCATCAATTGAAAATTACCAGGTGTTGTCACTGGTCCACGGTCAATGATTATACGTTGTGGCCAATCTTTATAGTAAGTATCATACACGGAATCTAATACATTATCTAAAGACTTGTGGTCTGGATAGTTTTCAAACACATCCGTTTGTTTTAGTAAAAACAAATCTTTCATTATCTCTAATGTAATAGAGTTAGGTGTTGCAGCTATCTCTGGATTCTGATTCATAATACTTGCAAATAAAGTATTACC